TGTGACCTTAACCCCTCGGTATACGATGCAATTTCTTTGAAACTCCTTTTTGAGTGTTAAATCGCCTCGAAAGTCCTTAATGCGAACCCATAAAGAGTTCATTCCCATTGAAAAAGATTCAACCTCGCAGAAGGTAAGCCAATAGGGGAGGCTTTCGGGGTTCTCTCTTTGGAAAGTTCCAAAAAAGATTCTGCCTGTGGTGTCGTAGACATGAAGTTCATTTTTGAAAACCTCATAGTCTTTGCTTGTTTCCATAGCCATAAAAAGTTCTTTTACTGTCATTTTTTTATCCTCCGTTCTTTCGCTCTATTGAGCGGAAAAGAGACAAGGTTTTGAAGCCTTGCCTCCTGCCTTCATCATTTAAAGCACCAAGTGCCTTTACACTCCCACTTAATAAAGAGTGTTTCGCTCGTACCACATCCGAAAATATCAATCTCTTTTGTCCATTGGTCGGACTCTTCAAACCTCGTGTTATAATATTCGCCTCGCTCGTTGGGGTACTCTTCGTTAGCCTCCAAGCACTCTTGTTTTGCCTGCTCTCTCAAAGCCTCGAGAGTGTCGCAGAAGGTCTTTTTTGAGACCTCTAAATCACAATAAAAAGCATCTCCATGATAAGTTCTTACGATATACTTAACTGTTTTGGGTTTTTTCATCTGCTCGCCTCCTTTGCTTCAAATACAAGGCATGAAAGCCTTACTAAAATTAACATCGAAGAAATAGCCAAATATAACATTTTTTATCCTCCATTCTTTCGCCGTTCTTCGGCGGATGCCCTCGAAAAGTTTTGAAGCCCTCCGAGGGTGTAACCTTCATCGCTTGCCGTTCAAATCGTCGATTGCCAATCGTGCAAGCCTTAAAGCATCTTCTTTGGTGTTCGCCTGTATGGGATAGCCGAACCTGTCGCAAACCTCAAAGCGGTTCATGTAATCGTCATAGCAGGCAACAAACCCATAATCAAAATCGCCTACAACCTTGTGTTCTACCTTGATGTACTTGTAAAAATATCTCATTTCCTTACCTCCTAAAAATACTCTTTGAAAAGGGACTTTATTGAACAAAGACGGCTTTTGAGTTTTCTTTTCTCTTCCTGTCTCCATTTGATTTCTCTTTTCCACTCCTTGACCGCCTCCGCTCCGTCGATGTCTCCCATCGTCTCAATGAAGCCCTTATACATTGTTATGTAAGTATCAAAGCATTCGATGTCCTGCTTGAGGGTTTCGGCTTCCTTGGTTAGTTTCTGCCTTGTTTCTCGCTCCTTGGGTGTCTCGGAGTTATCAACAAGGCTTTTACCTGCCTTGTAAACCGCCTCTTTTGTCATCGCATCATTTGCCATGTAAAGAGCCTCTAAAGCCTTGTAAACATCGAAATTGTACGGAGTGTCCTTACATCCTGTCCCCTGTAAAAATTCATTGTATAACATCTTTTGTCCTCCATAGTTTCTATTGTTCTTTGTTCCTCGCTTCGCTCCGTTTTTTCATGCGGTCGCCTTAATACTGATATATTAAAACCCGTCATTACTCCGTATGCCTTGCGGAATGGGTAAAGGGGACTTGAACCCCTCACAGGCTCGCACCTGCTCCGCTTTCGCTTACCCTTTTTGAAGGAATAAAAGAAGGATAATTAGGCTTGTCCTCTGTGTTAAGGATGGGGCTACCATCTCCCGAGCCTTTCGGCTCTGTCCCTGCCTCTAAAGGGTGTAGGCTTTCACACTCCGTATATTGACTGTCTCGGCGGTTAAGCCTCCGCCTCGGTTCGTATTGCCTGCCCTCGGTTCTCGTTGTCGGGTGGCTCAAGTACTCGCCTCGCATCCCCTCCGCCTCGGTGGCTTCGGTGGGTGGTTGGTTTTCCTATACCTAATATATCATAGGTAAATACCTAATGCAACTATTTTTTGCATAATATAGGAAGAAATTTTTTTTGGGGCTTCTCCTGCTCTCCCTGCCTGCCTTGGGTTGAATCTTTTTTGAATCTCTTTTACTATGAACATTTGTTCGGCTCGGAATCTCTTTTCGCCCTGTGAAACATACCCTACCCGACAAACCGCATAAAATGGGCGATTTCTTCATAGTGAAGAGATATACACCTATCATGATACATTTACCCTTGGCGAGATAAAACCCCGTCACGAGCCTTTAAATGCGTTACAGAGGTATGAACACCTGTTCGATACTTCAAATCGAGGATATTTGAGGGACAAATCCGTGAAACACCCAAGAATGAACACAATGTGTCTACTCTGTAAGCATGCTCTGTCTCACAGTCTTATATACTCAATACATATTCTTATTACCCTATCTCATATAGATAATACTATTACACATAGTCTCACATCACTAACAAGTAGTTTTCAATACTACATCACAGGGCAAGCGGTCTACTTCTCGTCGTTCGCTCCGTCTCCCGTTCTCGTCTCGCTCGCTTTCTGCATCTCCCCGACCTGTTGCCCTGTCTCGTTGCCCTCTCTACTTAAAAAGTGTCTTTCACTCCTCGTCATGCGGTTCGGTCTCCTCCACACATAGTATTGAATACTACATGTCATGGCGGAGAGGCTACACCCTGCCATCCCTCGGGGAAAAGCGACACCCCTGTCGATTGCGGGGGAAGGTCTGAAAATAGAATTTTGTCTAAAAGGCTCTTGTTCTATTTGTCTAAAGGGCGAACAAATGTTCGATGATTGACTATAAATGATATAATGGTAAAAAGGAGGTTATTATATGAAAGCGAGATTGAGTAGAGAGGATTTAATAAAAGGAGGGTTTAAGGAGGTATGGTTATACACCCTCGAGGAGGAGAAGAAGGAGATGGAGTATTATTGCTTTGCGAAGAGGTTATTGATAGTAAAGACCTTTATAGGGAAAGAAGGAATGGACTATTTACTCTATGGGGATGTAAGTGATAGGAAGCCGTTAGTGGTAAAGGAGTGGATAGGGAACTTTGAGACCTTCAAACTCTTACAGAGAGGGATAGAGGTATTAGTACAGGATGGGAGTGATACCGAGTGGTTAAAGGAGATGGTGGTAAAGGAGAATGAGTGGAGGAAAGAGATAAGTGTAAGAGGAAGGAAGAGGAAACAGTTAGACGGAGGATTTACGGGAGGAATAGCCCCGTTTGGGTATTACAACATGAATAAGAAACTCTATATCGACACTTATGAGAAGTTTGTAGTAGAGTTTGTGTTTTATCGGAGAAGCCAAGGATGTAGTAAGAGTGGTATAGCGAAGGAACTCAATTTAAGGAAGTTTAAGTATCGTGAAAGACCGTTTAATAGTGATAATGTAGACAGTATATTAAAGCAGAAGAGGTTTTACCAAGGTTATATGACGGTAGACGGGGTAGAGATAAAGGGAAAGCATCGCCCTATATTAAGTGAAAGAGGAACGGACTTTGATAAGAGAATCTTTGATGAAGAGACGGAAGCGAGGATATTAAGAACGAGACAGATTCTAACAAAGGAGGAGAAGGATGAACTTAAACGAAGCCTATAAGGAGTTTGTAAAGAACGGGGAGTATGAGAAAGCCTTTTCGTGCTTAAAGCACTTGTATAACGGATGGGAGAACTACCCGTTGTTATGTGAGTTTAGAACTTTAATAGTGGAAAATAGAGAATTATTAAAAAAGGCTTATTTGTTAAGTGCGAGAGACCACTTTGATGATTTCATGATATATATAGAGTGGGATAGACCCTTAAAGGAGAAGTTTTGGCTACCGAGGAGGAGTAAACTCTTACCTATATGTAATTCCTTACAGGACTTGGAAGATGGGTATTTGGATGAACTGTTTTTAAGCCAACCTCCGAGAACGGGGAAAACCACATTGGTCATGTTTTTTGTGTTGTGGACAATGTTACGAGACCCCGAGAGGAGTAATTTGTACTGTTCCTATACTGATTCGGTAGTTAAAGTGCTTTATAACGGCATATTAGAGGTTTTAAACGATACTACGACCTATTTATGGCATGAAGTATTCCCCGAGCGAACAGTAGCGAGTACGGATGCTAAAGACTTGTTAATCAATATAGATAGAAGGAAGAGATACGCAAGTTTCACAGGGAGGAGTTTGTATGGTACTCTAAACGGAGCGACGGATGCCAATGGGTATATTGTTGGAGACGACTTGATAAGCGGTATTGAAGAAGCCATGAATAAGGATAGATTAAATAACGCATGGCAGAAAGTTGATAATAACTTCTTACCGAGAGCGAAGCAAAACGCAAAGATTCTATGGATAGGTACGAGATGGAGTTTAACAGACCCGATAGCGAGACGATATGAAATCTTGGCTAACGAGGAGAAGTATAAAGATAGACGATATAAACTCGTAAATATCCCTGCGTTAGACGAAAATGATGAAAGTAACTTCGATTATGCCTGCGGAGTAGGGTTTGATAGTAAATTTTACCAACAACGAAGGGCATCTTTTGAGCGAAATAACGATACGGCTTCATGGTTAGCCCAATATATGGGAGAACCCATTGAAAGAGAGGGAACTGTCTTTAACCCCGATGATTTAAGATACTTTAATGGGGAATTAGAAGGAGACCCCGATAGAGTATTTATGGTAGTAGACCCTGCATGGGGCGGAGGAGACTTCGTAGCAAGCCCTATAATTTACCAATACGGGCAGGAACTCTTTATCGAAGATGTAGTGTACTCTAACTTGGAAAAGAACTTTACTCAAATAGAAATAGCGAATAAAGCGATTAACCATAAGGTAAGTGCTATATATGTGGAAGGAACTAAAATGACCTCTTCGTATGGAGAAGGTGTCGAGGAGATTCTAAAACAAAAAGGGTATAAATGTAATATCCAAACAACCACTAAACACTTTACAGGAATGGGTAAGGAACAACGAATCTTTGATAAAGCACCCGAGATAAGAGAGAGAATGGTGTTTTTAAGCCATAGAGATAACGAATATGAGCAATTCATGCAGAATGTCTTTAGTTTCTCCATAACGGGTAAGAATAAGCACGATGATGCCCCCGATTCGTTGGCTATGGCTATGAGTTTTGTAACTGTCGGGGAAAATAAAATAGAAGTCCGAAAAAGACTTTTTTGACTTGACATTGTATTAAGAGTTGTTATTTTGAAATTAGGAGAGAAGCGATGAAGATAGAAGATTATCCACAGACACTAAAAGTTATCAACAACATAGTGAACAACAACGGCATCGCCGAAGTAAAAATCGAAAGAGAGAAGAGGATTGTTGTTGTAGAGGTAGGAAGGTCTGTAAGAAACTCGGAAGATGTAAAGGAAAACGATAATGGTTAATTTTTACGGAAGAGAAAAACTATATACCGACTTTGAAGAGATTACTTCGGAGAACATAAAAGATGTTTTAAGCCAAATAGAGGCTAAACATGGTAAGAATAAGAACCAAATTCAGTTTTTATACGACTTTTACAAAGGGAAACAACCTATTTTAGACAGGAAGAAGGAAATAAGACCCGAGATATGCCATAAGGTCGTAGAAAATTGGGCAAATGCCATCGTTTCCTTTAAAGTTGGTTATCTTTGCGGTTCGCCCATACAGTATGTAAGCGGTAAATCGGAAGAGGACTTAACAGATAAGGTAGACACCTTAAATGACTTCATGGATTCCATCGGAAAAGCAGGGGTAGATAAAGACCTGTTTGAATGGCAGATGATATGTGGAACATCATATAGAGCCTTATTTAGCGATGAAGAAGAAGTAGTTAAGATTTCCTCATTAGACCCGAGAAAGACTTATGTAATCTATTCTAATGATATTTTCGAGAAGCCTTTAGCAGGATGTTATGTATCTGTAAAAAAAGAAGGCGGAAGCATCATAAAATACACCACAGTTTATACGGAAAGTGAAATCATGGTGGTAAAAGAGGGTTCGGTTATTTCCAAAGAACCCAACACATTAAAGAAAATCCCCATTATTGAGTACCCTGCCAATAATTCTCGTCTGTCGGTTATTGAGGTCGTGCTTGACTTATTAAATGCCATAAACGACCTCGATTCGGGCAGACTTGATTCGGTAGAACAGTTTGTGCAGAGTTTAATGGTAGTATATAATGCGAAATTAGAGGATGAAACAGGCAATTCCATTAGAGAGAAAGGATTAGTCGAACTTAAAAGTGTCGGAGATGCGAAAGCGGACATTAAAATCATATCCGAACAGTTAGACCAATCACAGACCCAAACATTAAAGAATGACTTAATCCAAAGAGTTCGAGAGATTATCGGTTTACCTTCACAGGGAGACGGAAGCACAGGCGATTCCTCTAATAATGGAGCGATGATTCTTAAAGGCGGATGGGAGAACGCAGAGACAAGAGCGAGGGAATCCGAACTCATGTTTAAGAAGAGCGAACTTCCTTTTATGAAATTCCTCTTTGAGATTTTATCCAAAAAGAATGTCGTTGATTTGGAAGTAGCGGATGTTGACATAAGATTTACCCGTAGAAACTACGAGAACATCCAAGTTAAGTCCCAAGTTCTTACTACGATGTTATCTAACGAGAAGATTGCTCCTAAACTTGCGTTTGAATCCTGCGGAATGTTTATAGACCCCGAGGAAGCATACAAGGAATCGAAGGACTATTATGATAATAGACGAGTTGAACAACCTAATATCCCAAACATTGGAGGAAATAACGAAGTCCCCGACGAAGAAGGAGACCGATTCAATCCTTGATTTACTCATAATGGCTTATATGTACGGAGTTGAAGATGTATCATTAAGCCTAAACGGAGACTTTAAGGCGGATAAAAATAAGTTAGAGAAATCCATCTATAAAAAGATAGACGGAAAGACTTGGGTAGACCGCCTTAAAGATACCGATGATATAAAAAGGATTGTCGTAAGCGAAGCCCATAGAGTATTTAGTGATGGGCAATGGGATATAGCCGATGGGAAAGCCACTCATAAGATATGGCATACAAGAGAAGATGATAAAGTAAGAGACACCCATTGGTATATAGACAACCTAAAGGTAGGGATAAATGATTATTTCTACACTTTAGATGGCGATAGAGCCTTAAAGCCGTACGGATTCGAGGAAGCATCCAACAATGTCCAATGTCGCTGTTATTTAGAATATACGAAGGATTAGAGGGGAACGCATGAGTAGGGTATGCTCCTACCACCCTCTCCTTAATAAATTAAAAGGAGAGACCCCTTATGGAAATATGGAAAGATGTAGTTGGTTATGAAGGCTTGTATGAGGTAAGCAATT